AATAGAATTAAGAACCATCAAATTGAATTAGAAGATTATATACCAAAAGAAATACAGACTAAAACAATACCCTTAGAAACGATTATAGAAGATGAATAAGCCGGTCTTTATCAAAGAGTTTAGAATGGAGTGTACCTTTGTAGCCTCAGTTAAATCTGATGATTTAAACTACTTAATTAATCTACAAATGCCGCCAAGTAACTCTGAAATTAGAGTTAAAGAAAAGACTGTAAGATTAGTTAGATCAAAAATCAAAGGCGAAAACCTAGAATTAGCTAAGATAGACTAAAAAGATATTTAGTTGACAAAATGGTAAACAATCATTAGTCTGCTTATATGCCGATTTGGGTTGTAAAAAATTCTGATAAATGGAAAGTTTACCAGGTAACAAATACCGGTCAAAGAATTACAAAAGGTACATTTCCTTTTAGCCAAAAGTCTTTAGCTAATGCTTTAAAAAAACAATTACTTGTAGATGAAGTTGTTAAAGGTGGAGCAAACCAAAGAATTACTTTTAATCAAGCCTTCAATGATTATCTGAACAATTTAGATAGTGAAGTTCAAGCTAATATTATTACAGACTTTACAGCCAAAGGTTACAAATCATTATTAAGTTATCATATTAAACCTTACATAAATAAAACTTATTTAGATGAATATTTAATATCTGATTTTAACGAGGTTTATATTCCAAAGTTAAACGTTAGCCAGTCCAGAGCCTCTAATAAGAAGGGTCAAACAATAAGCTTTAAAGCATACAAAGATACAATCGCTACATTTAAAAGAGCAATAAAGTTTTGGCGCGATAGAAAATATAACATTGGTAACCTTAAAGAAATCTTAGATTATGAAATAAGAAAAGGTGTAAGAAATAATAACCAAACAGCAATAACAAAAAAAGAATTTTATATAACTAAAGAAGATGTATTTAAATTAATCATTAACGAAAAGTCTAATGAGTATAAGTTAATGTATCAATTAGCTTATGAGAGTGGAGCTAGAGCAGAAGAAATTATGGCTGCTTGCTTTGAAGATTTTGATTATAAACATAATATATGGAACATCACTCATTCAGTTAATAACCATAATATCTTTTTAGAAAACAGAACAAAAACTTCAGCTGGTCAAAGACAAATACAATTAACTCCTGAGATATTTAAATTAATTAAAGCTTGGAAGTTAATTAATATTAATCCAAAAAGAGAGTGCGAAGGAAAGTACACAAGATTATTTAAAGCTGCAAAGACTTCTCCTAACGATCATATACAAGCAACGGCAAAACGAGCTGGCATTAAATGGGAAGGCGGATTGTCTCCGTTTAGAAAGCTATCCAGTTCGCTTGTTTGGAACAGCGGTAAGTTTGATGAGAAGGAATTTTGTAAACGTTATGGATGGGAAACAATACCTGTATTTATTAAACACTACATGCGCAGCGTATCTAATAAGAACCAAGCTGCAAACGTAGAAAATATTTTTGAATTTGAAAAAAAAGAAATCGCATTAATCATAAAAGGAAATGATAATGCTAAAAATGACAAGACTATCTCAAGATGAGATAAAGATAAGAAATATAATAGGAGAAAACTTAAAATTAATAAGAAAGAAAAGCGGGTTAACACAAGTAGAGTTAGCTGAAAAATTAGACTGCACCTTCCAACAAATACAGAAATACGAAAAGGCTAGAAATACTTTATCGTGTTTAAAGTTAAAAAAACTTTCAGACATATTCAATGTACCTGTAGAACGATTTTACTTTCCAATGGAAGTAACTTCATCGGTACAAGTTATAAATAATATTAAAGCTCAAATCTAAAATTGAGTAAGTCAAAAGCAAAAGTGTTTGGTTGTGGCAAGTGCCATTGGTGTGGGAAGGAACATCTATCCAATGAAGGCGGTTGGGTAATTAATGCGGAAGGTAAAAACTTTTGTCATTATGAAGGTGGTTGCTACGACAAATACTTTAAAGCATGCAGAGAGATTGCTCATCAAGATACAACTGAAAGTTTTTATGAGTGGAATAAAAAAGAAAATTATAAAATTAAGAATAAGTCTTAGTGCTTGTGTGTAAAAAAATTAAAATCTGTGTGTGAACTGTGTGTTTATTTTTAAAAAATTTTATGAATTTAAATATACCAATGGTTTTATCTTAACCAAATTGTCTACCAAAAATTGTAAAATAAACTTATTAGTGTTGGTAAATAAAACTAAAAAGCGTTTTGCTAATAGATTCGAGTCCTGCTCGGGGAGCCACTTTCAGCTAGGAAGTGCGCCATTTTTTGTGTTAGCTGTGTGTAAAGCTGTGTGTTTTTTTAATTCAGTTTGGTTTGTTGGCACCGAGTTTTTTAATTTGCACTTACAAATTTCTAATAAAAAACAATTAATCTTAGGAGAATAATAGATACATTTATTAAACATCCTTAAACATATCTTTGTTTGGAAATGCAACTGTTAGGTTATCTTCCTTGACCCTTGTAGCTTTTTTTTGAATTACGTTTATTTGGTCTTTTGCTGTGCCTACCCGGTCTTTTCTTTTTAGTCTTTTTTGTAAGCTTGTCATGTTGAAACTTTTTAGCCATTACTTATTTTTTTTATTACTTGATAAAAATTCTATTTGTTTTGTTAAATCTTCAATCTTAGATTTCTGGTCTGCAATATAAAAGCTAACAGTTATTGCTTGAGCCAATATAAAACTAAAATAAAAGAACAGCATCTTAGGAGTAAAATAAGATTTAATTTCTTCTATTTCTTTTTTAAGAACTATTATTTCGTCTCCATGATCTAATGCAACTTTATGTATGTTTTCAAGTAATCTAAAATTAACTCTCTCTTGGTCCATAAATTATTCATGATTATTTTTTGAACTTATCAATGACATTAATTCCAAATGACCCTGAAAATACTATTAGAACAGACCACCAAAATTCAGTCGGAGCAGTTTTTAAAATATCAAAACCTTTAATAACGTAAGCCTGAGTTTGCGGAAGGAACGCCATACCTAATATAATTGTAATAAAGACTGTTAGGTATTCATCTTTTAAAGATTTTTCTGATGCTTCTACTTGAGCAACTGAAACAATTTTAGCTGCTTCAATTTCAGCAACTCTTTCTAATTTTTTTACTTCTAAAGAATGATTAATAGCTCCAATAGTTTTATCAACTAAAAGACTTGTTATTGGATTTTTAAATATTAAAGATATAAAACCCCACATATTATTTACAGCTCCTCATTATGTTTGCTAATTCTTTACAACGATCAGGGGTTTGTCTTGCAAATAAAGAATTATTTATTTGTTTACCTGCTTCTTGATAGTCTTGAATTTTTAATGCAGCTAACATTAATTTAAATTTAGATACGTTACCTACTCCTAGTTGGTAAACCATTTCAATTACAACTCCTTTAGCTGTATTAGAAATAGGAATACCAGCAAGAAGATACTCGGCTCCCATGTACGCCTGTTCAAAATCTTTATTAAATAGTTTTTCTAAAATTTCTTTATCGTAAATAACTCCTTCAACAAAATCATCATCTTCAGTTAATAGATGACCATAACCAATAGTTGGATTTCCTAAATGATCTTTATAAATTTTAGCTCTAAAACCTTCGTGCTTTTTAATCCTGTCTATTATCTCTTGCGTCCACATATATTAATTTAACCTTAAGTTTCTTTTGCAGTTTAGTTACCGGTCTATAAATTTTTGTATTAAGTATGGGAGATTTAAGAGTACCAAGCTTGTCTGCTGTTACTCTAAATTTTCTTTTTCTCTCGTTAAAAGATTTGACGTCATAAGGTTGGTAGACGCCTGTGTTTAGATCAAGCGTTACAAAGTCTACGGGACCAATCCCACCAACAGGAGCAAAAACAATTAAGTGTTCTTGTTGCAAAAAATATTGCTGTGCAACTTGTTCGCAGTATAATCCTTTAACGTTAGTTTTTCTTTTCAGTTTGATTTACCAAAGATATTCCAGGCAGCAGCAAGTGTAGTAACGATACCAATAATAAATACCAATACTTTCACTCCCCCTTTTCCGTAAGCGATCTCTTGTTTAATTGCTTGAATGTCTGTTGAATTTTCTTTAATTAATTTATGCAGCTCGCAGATTTTATGATCTATTGAATTTAAAGATACAGTTGAGCTAATAGATTTTTTATTTCTTTTTGCCATTGTAGTGTTCTTTTAAAGTCTTTTCTACATCTTCAAAAAAATCTAACCAAAACTTCTGACAATCTTTTGAGTATTGTTCTGTATTTTTTTTAATTTGTTCGTATGATGGTAGTTCAAATTTAAACATAATGTTTCCTTGTTGTTTGTTTAGTAATTTTTTTTATTATTCAATCCTTTAAAGTGTTCTACAAAATCATTAATTAGATTTTCATATCTCCATGCTAACCAAGCTCCTACGATAAAACTTAATGTCATTAATAGTATTGTCATATTATTTTATTAGTTGTTTAAGTTTTTCTTTTAACTTTGTTAATCTTTCAGCACACTTGCAGATAACTTGTTTTCCGCAGGTACATGGTTTGCATTTACAATTTTTATCTTTCATATCCTACCAATTTAGTCAGGTTTGATTTTTGTTCCAATTTTTTTAAACTGAGTAAAATCTTTATATTTAAAATTCATAGCTAAACTTATTCTAATATCATCAGTCATATTTGGCTCAACAGAATGAACAAGATAAGAAGGAAACAAAATTAAATCACCAGTTTTTGGTTTTACTCTAACAAAACTTCTTCCACTTAATTTATTGCCTTTGGAGTCTTTTTCAATTGATGGAATAAAATCAATTGCTCCTCTAGGATCGTGTAATAACAAATCTCCAGAGTTTTCATTAGTGTTTATGTAATAAACTGCAATTACTGTATTACCAGAATGTTCATGAGGAGTTTGAAATTCATATTTTTTTGTAGAATTTATCCAGCTTTTACTTAAAATTAAATCTATTTTATGAGGATATAATTCGTTTAAAAATAATTCAGCTTCATCTTTAAATAATTTTTCCAAATAAATTGAATCTTCTTCATTAAGATTATCAGTAAAATTATATTCAAATCCTAAAGTCATAGCTTTAGCTAATTTAATATTTATTTCGTTAATATTATTTAATGAAATAATTTTAACTGGAGTTGAGAATATATGATTAATCATTAACTAATAATTCATAATCGAAGTTGGTCTTGAAATTAATTTGTCTACAAACTCTTGAGATATAATTTCAATTTTATCTTTCATATTATCTCTTCTTGGCGTTCCTTCTATATAACGTAAGATACCACCAGTAAGTCTATATAAAGCGGCAGCAAACATTCCTGTATTGTAACTGTAAGAAACATCACATGCTTTAGTCCAATACTGATCTTCTAAAAATAAACATGCACCTTTACAAAGCTGAACAACTGGACATCTAACGCACTCACTTCTTGTTCTAAAATGATGAACCAGTTTCATTTCAATTCCTTTTATATTGTCAGTTCCACCTGTTTTGTGTCTCGGAATGTTAGAATTAACATTCTGGCAAGTCATTGTGTTGCCTTTCAAATCCAAAGCAATAGTATCTGGATTATCCATTCCGCACTTTTGACCAAATACTGTAAATGGTCTGCGTGTACTTATAGATTTAAAGAAGTCATCTAACTTATCAAATATTGTAGATACTCCCCATGTCTTTCCAAATCCTGCTTCTTCAAATATTGTTTCTCTTAATTCTTTTTGTTCATGAGGAAGTGTTGGAGATAACATCATTCCACCAGCATCATACGGAAGCATAATTTCTTCAGACGTTAAAGGAATGTTCCAAGCATCTAAACCCATTTTTTGTGCAATATGTTCTCTTACTTTGTGCATACTGTAATTCTTAACAGTAAGAACGCAGTTAAAACCTATTCTTCCTTTAGGAAATAACTTGTCGTATGCGTATTTAATTGCGTCCAATGCTTCAGGTATATCAAGAACATCTTTACCTCTTTGTTGTTCATATACATGACCATCATGCGATATTCCTAATTGAAACCCAAGTTCATCAAACCAATCCACTAAATCACGAGTAAGCATTGATGCGTTAGTAATGATATTAAATTCAGCTTTAGGAAACTTTTTTCTTAATCCTTCTGCCAAGACTTTCAATACTTTAATATAAACTAATGGTTCTCCACCCCAAAATTCAAATCTTGTTTTATTTCCGTCTCCTTCAAACCATGAATCAAAAGTATCTAAAAACTTCTGCGCATCTTTAGGATTTCCTTGAAATGAGTTTGGAACAAATGACGCTTGATTACAATAACTGCAAGAATAATTACATTTTAACCCCATTTGTATTTTTACTAATGTTGGTTTGCTAGATTTCTTTGCAGGATTACTTGGAGAATTAGGTGTCCATTCGTGAAAATGACCAGCTTTATATTCCATATTAATATTTAATAAATTTAATGGAACTCCATTTTCAGTAAGTTCAGAAGTGTGAGGTTTATAATTTAAATATCTCCAGCCTTTTGGATATTGTAAATGTAATTTGTATTCTGGTGGATTGCTTGTATCGTAAGTCTTAGTTACTTCTGGTTCTGTTTTTTTCCAATAAGCGAAGTTGTATGTATTCATAGTTATTTTTTTTCATGTTGTTCTCCCCCACTTGTTTGTTATTCAATTATTTAATTGAAATTCTAAAATTTCTTTACTTGGTGTATATGTTTTTTTTGATCCTTTTAGTCTAAATCTAATATTTGTAACAAATGCAACTTTCTCATCATCTTTACTAAAGCAAGGAAATGTAGAGTGCGGAGCATGACCATTAAATATAACCATTGATCCTGTTTCCAAAACATGAGGAAAAAATGCAGGTTCTTTTCTAACCATAAAGTCTGGCATATATGATGTTGTTGGATGCCAGCAAAAAGATCCAGCGTATTTATGAATAGTTCTATCTACATTAACGTATGGATAATAAGTTATAACTAATTGATTGCCATGATGAGAGTGCGGCAAAGACCATTCAGTATGCTTCTCAACATTACCCCACATATTATATTCAACATCAAGATCCTCAATCATTATGTTGTAATGATGTCTTACATAAAACATTAAATTTGTTTTAATCTCATTAAATAACCAAACTAAATTTTTGCTTTTATGAAGTAATAAAACATTAGCTGGTTTGCTATGTTTGAAATCAACATCAAAATTAAAATTTTCTTTAACGTGCTTTCTTGCTATATCTGCGAGATCTTTATTTACCTCATCATCAACATTGTATTTTATACAATGAATATGACTTGACCAAAGAGAATTAACCTTATGATTAACTTTCATATTTAAAATAAATAATTATTTATTTACTTCTATAGAAATAAGATTTGAAAAATATTTAAGACCAACTTTAATTGTTGCAACATCTCCATCTTTCATTCCTATTTTTGAAAATAAGAACTCTCCAATTCCATTAGAAACTTTGAATTGAGAAGGAACAACTCCAATATCTGATTTAACATAAAATGTTTGGTTTACATTAGTTGGAGTATTTATTCTTATTAAAGATTCATTTTCATTATCAGATACTTTAGTTAATTCATAAACTGGTAAATATGATTTTTGATTTCTTGGTGTTCTTACTTTTTCAACTATTTGAATTTCCTTATTGCAAGTTATTGTTGATGCTACGTTCAAATAAATAAAAATACTTGCATCTTCAAAAGAAGTATCTTCTGGTTTAACAATTACATGAAATATTGATGGAACATTTTTTTGTATTGCATATTCAATTCCTTCAATTTTAGTTATTGCTGTTTCTGCATACAAATTTTTAATTTGTTCGTGTTCTCCTTTTTTATTAATTTCAACAATCCATCTATCTAAACCACCGCTATCTACTCTGGATTTGAGATCTGAAAAAGATAATGATGTAGTATAATTATTTCTATTTATATTTAGCTCTTTATTTTCTACGTTAGGTATAGTGGTAAATGTTAATGACTCTGGAGTTACTTCTAATGTTGATGTATAATTAAAATTATATTCATCAGAGAATCCACCTTCTTTTATAAATCTTTTTATAGTCATTTTTAAATCCTATGAATCTGTTGAACAATAACAAGCACAAGCGCAGGCACAATTACAATTACAATTACAATTTGTTCTGCAATTAAATGATCCGCAATTACAATTATTAACTGTTCTTGATTGATATGTTCCGCCTATCTCGTCTTGATCATTTGCGTATGATGTAAAAAATCTTGTATCAACTGTAACTGGAGTAAATGTTTCAGTAAAACCCCCAACTCCATCATAAGAACCATAGTTAGCACAGTTAGTAGTTGTTACTCCTGTGAATCCTATTGAATTCCAAGTCCACCAATTTCCATTTGGTGGTTTTGGTAAATTTATTTGAGGTACTGTAGCTCCTGAAGAATTTATATAAGTTGCTGTTGCATTGTAAGTTTCGTCAATATGACCATTTGTAACTGCTGTTGAACAATTACTATTTGGAATAAAGCCTTGGCAATTAGATACAGCTATAGTTTGTTGAAGATAACCTCTATCAAGATTTGATAATTTTCTTCCATCTCCAGTAACAATACCAATAGATCTTGCGTCTGCTCCTGCATTGTTTGCTACTAGATTTCCGCTTGCATCTACTATCTTTGATATATCTCGTGCTTTACTCATTTTTGTTTCCTATGTTTGTTTATTTAAATTTAACAATTTCAACTCTGTCTGTTGTTTGAACTCCAGAAGTTAAAACTATTGATGTTCCATTTGTTGCTGTAAAATCCAATCCATTAAGAAGTTTTATTCCATTAACAAATACTTGAACGTAACCAACTGTGTAAACTGTTGCAAAAGTTGTTTGACTTGCTGTCGGTGTTACTATTGTTTCGTTAAATACGCCTGCGTCTATTGTTGTAGAGCCGCCTAAAGATACTGAACTTCCATTAATTGTAATTGATGAATTTGCTAATGAAGCGTTAGGTATAGAAGATAACCTAGAAGAAGGAACTGTTCCTGATGTTAAGTTACTAGCTGATAAACTTGTTAAATCTACTGTTCCATATTCTAATGCAGTAGCACCTGAGTTAACTTTTAAATATTGATTAGCAGTTCCAATGGTTATTAATCCAGTACCACCTTTTGTAGTTGGTACAGTTGGTAGATCTGACGATGTTAAAGATAATCTTGCACTTGCAACTGTTCCAGTTGTAATTTTAGAAGCATCTAAAGAAGGAATATCTGATTCTATTAAACTTAATCTAGCACTTGCAACTGTTCCTGATGATAAATTAGAAGCATTTAAATTTGTAATTGTATTTGTTGAACCACTAATTGTTTTATTAGTTAATGTATCTGTTGAACTAATACTAATTGGAGTAAATCCAATTGCTGAAGTTACATCGTTACTAGATAGTGTAACTGCTCCACTTCGTGTATTAAAAGAAGTAACTGCACCAGAAGCACTAAACGCAGCAGCGTTCCATGCTGTTCCTGTCCAAATAAATAATGAAGAAGAAGTAGTGTTCCAATAAATTGCACCAGTTAATAAAGCATTACCATCATTGTCTACACTAGGAGCTGTTGATTTAGCTCCAAGGTAACGATCATCAAAACTATCGTAAACAGCTTCTGCATTAGAAGCTGCTGTTGTAGCAATACTAGATGAGCTTGCAGCATTACTTGCAGACGTGCTTGCAGCACTAGCACTTGCAGCTGCGCTTGTAGCACTTGTAGCTGCAGAAGCTGAAGGAGCATCCCAAGTAGAACCATTATAAAAACGAACTTGTTGAGCAACTGAATTATAATAAACTGCTCCAACTGATAAAGCGTTTCCGTCATTATCTAATGTTGGATTTGCTGTTTTAGTTCCTAAAAATCTGTCATCAAAATTATCAAATAAAGTTTCGACTGAAGATAAAGCAGACTGAGCTGCTGTTGCACTTGTTGATGCGTTACTGGCTGAAGTTGCTGCATTAGAAGCTGATGTACTTGCGGCAGAAGCTGAACTAGAAGCATTACTTGCTGACGTACTTGCGGCACTAGCTGAAGCAGCAGAAGCAGTTGCACTATTTGCAGCATTAGTTGCTGAAGTTGATACTGTTGCTAAATATCCTGATGCTGATGTTGCAGAGTTTGCAGCATTGGTAGCTGAAGTAGAAGCAGCAGAAGCTGAGGCAGCTATCGTTGCAACGTAACTTCCTGCTGTTGTTGCTGAACTAGCGGCAGCTGTTGCAGAATTTGCTGCGTTAGTTGCAGAAGTTGTTGCGGCTGCAGCATCTACGACTAATTGATAATAAGCTGTATTTGCATTTGAACTTAATGGCTGTGTGCCAGAAGAAGTATGCGGAGTATTAATATAATAAACATTATTATTTGATGTATCTTTGACTAAATCTCTTTGATTATAAATAGTTGCTGTTGACCAATTGCCTCTATAACTTCCAAGTTCAGATACAACAATTGATAATTCTCCGTTGCTATCAAAACCTAAAATTTTTCCAGCTCTGTCCGCTGCTCCAATTGTAAATTCAGTTGAACTTATTGAGTTTGTTCTTGAAAGTTTTATACAACGATCAACTTCTTCTTGAAGTTCTTGTGCTAAAATAATTCCTTTATCTAAACCTTCTTCGTGTGTTTC